CTACGGCGCACAGATCGGCTCCTCGGGCTACCTCGCACAGATCGGCTCCTCGGGCGACCTCGCAAAGATCGAAAGCGAAGGTAACAATGCTGTTGTAGCAGCCATAGGTATAGATTCAAAAATAAAGGCAAAGAAAGGTAGCTGGATTACCCTCGCTGAATATGGCGAGGATCTGAAACCAGTGTGCGTAAGGTCTGCACAGATCGATGGGAAATCGCTCAAGGAGGATGTTTTCTATCAACTGAAAGGCGGCGAGTTTGTCGAAGCAGCAGAATAACAGCAAATATCATCCACAAGTAAATCTTTACCAACATGCAAACCTTCTTTTCCGAAAGCACAGTCAAAAGTCTGTGGGGCACGCTTGCGGGCCGCCTCTGGCGTGCGTGGTACCGCCTCAAGAGCAAGGTGCGCCGGACAATCGACAAGTCCCGCCGCCGGGCACATAAACTCCAAAACCGACCCCGTGTCTATCGGGTCGAAATTCGGTAAGAGTATGGCACACGCGATAACGCTTGCCGTTGTGATCGCACCGATCGCAGCGGTGTTCGGCTGGGCGCTGTCCGGTCCCCGGCGTATGCGGATCACCCGCTATCTGTTGAATGAAATTTTCGAACAGCGATGAATACTTCCTACCACGTCACCGACACGGCTCAAATGCCGCCATCCACTCGGAAAGAACCCTCGGAAGAGTATTACTTCTTCGAGAGCACCCGTTTCAACCGGCCGCAAACGACAATTCATCTGACCGATCAGGAGATTCGGACTTTCGCCAAACGCATCGCCGATTACATCACCCGAAGGACATTTTCGGGTCCTATGGAATCTTTCGACTTTCAGATAGAATATCACGGCGTTGCGGTGCAAGGACGCTATACGGTGGAAACCGAGCGGCAGGGCGCGGTGCATTCGATGGGAATGACGGAATGGATCGACGTCCCGATACGGGAGGAAACGAGCATAGCGAGCGCCTGGTGTACGGCCACGGACGAGGAGGTTCCCCGGGTGTCGGAGAAACTGAATGAACTATTAAAATAGCTGACATGAAAACGAGAATCGAGATTTACGAAATCGCTGATCCGAATCATATCGTATCTGACGGGGAATGGTCCCGAAAACTTTCGGCTGCCGACATACGCAACCATATCAATTATATGATGCGGCCTTTCGATCCCCGGAAATATTCCTCTCGCGTAGTATATATCAATCAAAAACAGTAAATATTATGGAACAACAAGCAACGGGATTGACGCTGTTCAACCGTCAAATTACCAGCGAACGCACCCAGAATTATCTGACGAGCGTCTTGGGAGCCAAGAAAGACAGCTTCGTAAGCAACCTCACGGCACTCGTCGCCAACAACAAGGCATTGCAGGAGTGCGAGCCTATGGGCGTGATGTTCGCCGCGATCAAGGCTACGGCCCTCGACCTGCCTCTCGATCCCAACCTGGGTTTCGCCTATGTCATCCCCTACAAAAACAACCGGGAGGGGCGCACCGACGCCCAGTTCCAGATCGGGGCGAAGGGATTTATCCAGCTGGCCATCCGCAGCGGGCAGTTCAAAACACTGAATGTTTCGGAGGTCAAGGAGGGCGAGATCGTGGATGAAAACCTCATCACGGGTGAAATCACGTTCAAAAAGGCCGAGAATCGGGACGCTCTCCGCACGATCGGATATGTGGGTTATTTCAAACTGACTAATGGCTTCGAGAAGATGCTTTATATGAGCTGCGAGAAGCTCGAAGCACACGCGAGCCGGTACAGCCAAACCTATGGATCAAAGAAGGACTACATCCGGGCCGGTAGTAAATGGACTACGGATTTCGATGCGATGGCGCGTAAGACCGTGCTGAAACAGTTACTGTCAAAATTCGCCCCGATGTCCGTAGAGATGCAGGACGCTGCGAAATTCGATCAGGGCGTGCTGGGCGAAAACAACTCGGTACGTTACATCGATAATGAGGAAACGGCGGCAATTCCCGAAAGCGTGGACAAAGCGACGCTTACGAGCCGCGAAGCGATCAGTGAAGCGTTTATCGGCGGTCAGATCACCGAACAGGAGGCCGACGACCTGATGCAGAAGATCGGGATTACGAAAAACGCGGTCGAGGATGCGACGGTCGAGGCCGAAGTTAATCTGTTCGACACCAAAAGCGCGAAGCGATGACCGATTCCCGCTATTTCGAACAAGGAACCCCGGAATGGTATGAAGCGCGTCTGCATCGATTCACTTCCTCCGAAGTGCATAAGCTGATTCCCGGAGCACGGGCACGGCCCGGAGAACTGACCAAGACGGCCGTCGCTTATGTATTCGACAAGATCGCCGATCGCATCACTGCCGGGGGTTGTTTGGAATACCGGGAACTCAACACCAGAGAAATAGAATGGGGACGCGAGCACGAAGAGACGGCACGGCTGGCCTATTCGACGATTATGAGCGTCGATGTCCAGACCTGCGGATTCTTCGTCTGCGAGGATTTGCCCTCTTTCGGCGGAAGTCCTGACGGGTTGGTCGGGGAAGACGGTTTCATCGAAATAAAATGCCCCTACAATTCGTCCGTACACGCCCGGTATCTGGCTATGGCTACCCCGGACGATCTGCGACGCGAGAAGCCCGAATATTACGCCCAGATACAAGGTAACTACCTTGCGACGGGACGACGATGGTGCGACTTCGTAAGCTATGATCCCCGGTGCGCTAACCCGCTGCTGGCCGTCAAGATTCTCCGCATCCCGCGAGATGAGGAGTACATCGGTCGCATCCGGGAGGCAGTGCTGGCAGCCGTGAAATACAAACAGGAGATAACGTCCAGAATGGCGCTCCTGGCACGGCAACAGCGGGCATCCATTCCCTAAACAATATCCCAAGCATGACGACAAGAAAGACATATCCCCCATGGTCGGAAAAGGAATTGGAAACATTGAAAGAACTCTATCCTGATAACGACAACGAATATATAGGTCGCTTGTTGAATCGCACTCCGGGGAGCGTAAAGATACGCGCCGTATGGAATGGCTACCGCAAATCCTATGAGTTTATACAACGCCGAAGAATGACGACGGATAACAAACCCCGCAAAATGGTCGGATGTATTCCGAACCCCTTGCCGGTTATTGAACGGTTATTGAAAAAACACGGTTACAAAAAATAAAAACAAGCATGACAATATGGTATGGCCAGAATCAGAACCATAAAACCACAATTTTGGGATGATCTGAAGATCGGCCGCTTATCGCGCGATGCCAGGCTGCTTTACATCGGACTTTGGAATTTTGCCGATGATTTGGGCGTAGTAATAGCCGACCCCGTTTGGCTGAAGTCTAAAATATTCCCTTACGACAAAATACAACTCCAGCAATTCGAAGGCTGGTTGAAGATGCTCGAAGAAACCGGATTTATTAGTCTGCTTTCCGTTAAGTCGGAAAGATTCTATTATCTGCCAACCTTTTCCCGTCATCAAGTAATCAACAGACCTAATCTGGAAGATGTAAATGTACGTAAAGAATTGTTAGATAGTATTTTAGATGAAATCAGTGAACGATCAGTGAACAATCACGGAACGATCAGTGAACGATCAGTGACTATAAAAGGAGAGGATAAGGAGTATATTACTACCAGTACTTCTACTGACGTAGAAGATACTGGAGTATCTGTGAGAGATAATATTATTTCTTACCCGGTAGAAGACAATAACGCAGGTGCGCGCGAGGAAACTGACAGTCCCGAAGCCGATCTTCCTAAATGCAAATCCCGTAAGACGCTCCGCAAGGATGATGCAGGGATTGAAGAAGCTCGGATATTGACGTGGCGCGATGATTTTGAGATTTACAAAAACGAGTTACGCAAGGCCTATAAGACGCTCCTACAGGATGACGCTTGGATTTCGACGCAACAACGTTTCAACCCGAATCTCAACATTGCCCTCTCGCTCGAAAAGGCTTGCGTAAACTTCTGGGCAACGGAAGCCGGATGGCAGCATAAGCGAAAGCAGCACACAAAGACTATCAACTGGAGGCAAACGCTCACAAATTCGATCAACAGCCCGCAAAACAAAGTTTACAATGACAACGGAATTAGCAAAAAAACCGCCAACAACGGCGTTAGCGAAGATTTCAAACGTGGAGTTCTTGAAACGCTACTCAGTGGCGGCAATACAGAGTAGCTGCCGCCGTATGCAATCGGCCGTGGCTTGTGCCGAATCCCAAATGCCGGTGTTATCTGTATTGCGAGCGACATACGGCGAAAAATGGACGGCTGCATATCTGGTACTTTGGATCGTCAATGTACAGGAGTTTTTCAATATTTCGGCAAAGATGAACGATGCGCAGGTAACGGAAACGGCCTACATGATTTTGGATGACTTCTGGGCGTTGAACCTTGCCGATGTAAACCTGGTATTTACCAATGCCAAACGAGGGCAATACGGACAACTGTACGGACGAATAGACGGATCGATCATATACGGTTGGTTTCAGACATATTTCGAGGATAGATGCAATGCCTGCGAGAACCGTACGATACGGCAAGCCGAGGCTATGGGCAGCGATCACCCGGTAACAGATGCCAAAGCTGCGGAGTTTATCAAATCGCTTATCAACAAAAAAGCGGAAAAGATTGCAAAATAGACGGAATCATCGAATTGAATTTAACGGACTAAAGAAAATGAAAAAATACACACAAGCGGATTTCGACGCCTTCGAGGTGATCGACGGAATCAAACAATGCCCCTCTGGAGATTACAGTGATATACGGGTATTCGGTAAGAGGTGCTCCTTCGGTAAGAGGTGCTCCTTCGGCGAGTGGTGCTCCTTCGGCGAGGAGTGCTCCTTCGGTAGGGGTTGCTCCTTCGACGAGAGGTGCTCCTTCGGCGAGTGGTGCTCCTTCGGCGAGGAGTGCTCCTTCGGTAAGAGGTGCTCCTTCGGCGAGTGGTGCTCCTTCGGCGAGTGGTGCTCCTTCGGTAGGGGTTGCTCCTTCGACGAGAGGTGCTCCTTCGACGAGAGGT